CATCTTACAGGCATCTACTTGTAATTTCTCTGCTCCGACTGATACATTGAACGCTATCGACATCGACGTATGTCCTTTGTCAGCTATGGCACAAATTTGTCAGTTTGACCTTGAGCAGTCTTTCTTAGCTTTGCAAATGGCTAAAGGTTCTAATGGAGATTTCACAGTAGCTTCTTTTATGTCTTACTATTGGGACACTATGTCAAAACAAATCGGTGAAGACATCGAATTAATTAGATGGCAAGGTGACACCGAAGGAGAAGGCGTACTTGCTTTGTGTGATGGTCACTTGAAAAAACTTTGTGCTGACACAAGCGTAGAAGGTTTGTATAGTGGTGCTATTGACTCTACTAACGTACTTGCTAAAATGCAAGCCGTTTGGACTGCTGCTCCTTCAACTGTTAAATTCAAAAAAGGAGATTTAAGATTCTATGTTTCTGCTAACGTAGCACAAGCATATGAATTAGCTGCTGCAACTGGTAATACTCAAACTTATGTAACACTACCTTTAGGTTTGTCTTACTTAGGTATTCAAGTTATAGTATGCGAAGGTATGCCGGATAACACAATGATTTTAACTTTGAAAAATAACCTTATCTACGCATTCGATGCTGAAGGTGATTCTAAAACGTTAAAAGCTGTTAACCTTTCTGACACAGTTGCTGAGCCTTATATTCGTACAAGAGCAAACTTGAAAGTAGGTTTCTACCATACTAATCCAACTGAAATCGTAGTTTATAACGTTTGTTTCGATTAATAAACATTATTTCATAGGTAAGGGGTGGTGAATAATCGCCACCCTTTTTTTTGAAACTTAATTTAAAATATATATTTATGTCTTGTGCTACTTTACAAACCATTACAAAATCGTGCGACAATAATTCCGGTGGAATTTATACGTTGTACGTAAACCAACAGGATAACATAGCTTCCGTTACTACCAATGAAACTGGTACTAATTGGGAAGTAACTGCTATCACTTTAACCGGTGTTTTAGATGTATTCGTTCCTATCGAATTTAAAAGAAACGTAGGTTCTTACACCGAAGAAGCAAATATCGACCTTATTAATGGTTCTTCTTATGTTACTCAAACAGTAAATTTGATGCTACATAGACGCGACCAAGAAAAATCCAAAGCTATAAAAGTTATGGGTGCTGGTCAACAATACTTAGCTGTAATCGTAGGAGATGCAAATGGTAAGTTTTGGTACTTCCCTTATATGCAAGTTACGGCAGTTGGAGAAGGTTCAGGAACTACTCGTGCGGATGGTTCTAAATATTCTTTAACGTTAACTGCTGAAAACACGGAGTTAGCTTACGAGGTTGACCCTACAATTATAAACGGTCTATTGTAATTTGTTTGTTTTTCCATATATAAAGCCATTCTTTAGGGGGTGGCTTTTTTTTGTTTTAAACAAATCTAAAATAGTAACACTAATATAGTTATATGATTTACTTAGAAAAAGGGCAAATAAACACGTTTGTGTTAACTTTAACTGAAGTAACTACGTATAGTAGTCCATTTTATTTATTCGTGTTTGAGAACGAATTTAACACGGCTGAAGAGCCAATATTATGGGCGGGTGTAGACTCTTCTCCTTATCCGGATAGATACAATTTATTTACTTTAGAAGAAGGAGTAGACGTAGACTTTGTGAAAGGGCAATATACTTACAGCGTTTATGAAAGTGACGAAGCTATAATAGTAGACGAAAACACGGATGTAAACGATTACAATTTAATAGAAGAAGGTAGAATGGTAGTAGCGGGAGTAGTAATTAATTCAATATACGACTAATGGCGTGGTATAACATATTTAAAAAAGAAGAAAGTAAACCCGAAATAGTAGAGGGTTATCAATCATTTAGCACACCTTTTGGTAAGGTAGGCGGTGCGAACTTGTCGTTACCTTATGTAAACGGAAGATATCAAATATCTGGGTACATTCCATTTGGTCACGATAACTTATATCCACAGCTATTGACGCAACTTTACTTTACAAGTCCGCTTCACGGCGCAATCGTTGATTATAAAGCAAATGCAGTAGTTGGAGGAGGTTCTGCTATCAAAACTGACAAGCTAACAAACGAGGAGAAGTTAGAATTGTATACGTGGGAGCGTAAAATGAAACTTAAAAAGAGTGAATTAGCCGTTACTAAGCAGCTTATTTTGCATAATAGAGTTTACTTTAAGCTATATTTTGACGAAAAAGGTAGGTTTAAAAAGGCTGAAAATATCTATCCGGATAAAGTACGTGTGAGTAGAGATAAATGCTACTACTTTATTTGTGAAGATTGGGCATCTCGTATTGACGTAGAAACAATTAAGCCTTATTCACCTTCTTGTACGGATAAAATACAGCTATTTGTTTACGAAATGCACTCCGAAGGTCAAGACTACTACGCATTACCTACCTATACAAGTGCGTTAAACTTTGCTTTCTTGAGTGGTGAGTTAAGTTATTTCGCTAAAGCTAACATTCAGAACTCTATCTTTCCGTCTTTTGCTATGATGTTCCCTAAAAGACCACAAAGCGAAGAAGAAAAACATATGATTCGTGAAACGATAGACAAGTTGAAAGGTGCATCGAATGCCGGGAAAGCTGTTGCGTTTTTTGCTAACGCTCCAGAGCAGTTACCAAGTATTGAAAGTCTACCGACAAATAATAACGACAAACTATTCAAAGAATCAAGCGAATTAAACACGGAACAAATATGTTTCGCGCATACGATAGACCCTATCTTAATGGGTATTAGAACAACCGGTTCTTTAGGTAATGGTTCTGATATCAAACAAGCCTACATAATATTTGAGAAAAACGTAGTAATGCCGTTAAGACATATCGTAGAAGATATCTTTAATGAGTTGCTACACATCTCTAAAATTACTGCCGAATATAAAATCAATAATTTCCAAATCATAAACGAAACTATTGTAGAGGTAGAAGAAAGCGCAAGTAAAACACAAGACGCGTTAAATGCGATGTCGCCACTTGTAGCTACGAAAGTTCTTAGCACTATGACTGAGAATGAAATTCGTGCTTTAGCATCTTTACCACCGATTGAAGGAGGAGATACTCCACTTAGTAGAATACAACCTAATACTGCTGAATAATGATTTACTTCATAACTGAAACCTACTTAAAGACGAACACTCCTATAACTGCAAACGTAGATGTAACTGACGTTACTCCATACGTAAAGACTCAGAGTGATTTAAGAATACAACCTATCTTAGGAACTTATTTTTATAACTACTTATTAGCACAGTATAACGCTCAAACGCTTAATCCTGACGAAGAGTTGTTAGTAGAAAAGATAAAGCCTTGTATCGCGTGGTATAGCGCAGTTGATGCGGTGTTTGGTTTGTCTTACCAGCTTAAAAATAAAGGTTTACAGCAACAAAACGGGGATTATTCTACGAGTGTAAGTAGAGCGGAAGTAGCTTTCGGTATGGAACACTATGAAGAGAAGGCTGCATTCTACGAAAGACGTTTAAGAGAATGGCTTAAAGAACAAGTTAAAGCTAATCACGATATATTCCCGGAGTTTGTAAGTTCATTAAATACGGACTCAGATATGAAGCCATTAAAAGACGAAGACCAAAACGGATATAACATCGGAATTTTGATAATATGAAAACTAAGTTACTTTTAATTTGTTCGTCTTTTCTTGCGGTGTTATCGCCTATTAAACCACTTATTTACGTGGCTATTTTAGCAATACTTTTAGACACTGGGTTTGGTATTTGGAGAAGTGTAAAGAAAAACGGATATGCTTCGTTTAGGTCGCGTAAATTATCACATACAATTAGTAAGACGTTTCTTTATTCGTTAGCTATTGTATTCGTGTTTTTCGTAGAAAAATACATAGCAGCTGATTTAGTCGCGCACTTCATAGCTATAGAATTAATTTTAACTAAAGCTGTAGCGTTATTCTGCGTGTTTACGGAAGTTGTTTCTATCAATGAATCCTATGAATCGGTTACAGGAAGAAACATTCTTAAATCGCTTAAATCATTCGTATTACGAGCAAAGGAAGAAGCTGACAAAATAAAAGAATAATGGACACTACTAAAATAGTTCAACAAAGGTTACCTGAATCGCAGTTTATTAGCGAAAACACGGACAAAAAACAAATCTATTTACATCATACAGCGGGTAATAAAAACCCTATCGCTACAATTAAAGGATGGGAAGCAAATAAAGAACGCGTAGCTACTGCTTTTGTTATAGGATATGAAGGAACGATAGCACAAGCGTTTAGTTCAAGAGATTGGGCGTGGCATTTAGGAGTAAAAGATAGCGTGTTTAAGGGTCAAGGTTTGCCGTATAAGAATTTAGATAAGTATTCCGTAGGTATAGAGTTAACTAACTGGGCGTACTTAGTAGAAAAAGACGGAAAATACTACAACTATGTAGGTGGTGTAGTAGATAAATCGGAAGTTACTTGGTTAGAGAAACCATTTAAGAACCATAAAACGTGGCACAAGTATTCAGATAAGCAAATAGAATCATTGCGAGAACTTCTTATTTATTTAGGAGAAACCTACGGAGTGAACTTAAAATATAATGAAGATATTTGGGCGTTAAATAAACGTGCATTAAAAGGTGAAAACGGAGTATTTACGCATAATTCAGTTAGAGTAGATAAGTCGGATGTTTATCCTTGTCCGAGATTAATTCAAATGTTAAAAGGCTTATGAAGTATTTAATTTTATTCGTGTTTTTGTATTCCTGTAGTGCGGAATATCACTTAAACAAAGCAATTAAAAAAGGCTACAAATGTGAAG